AATAAGAAGTCCCAAGATGGTGGTCTTGGGATTCTTAAAAAGACGCTCAATAATCATTGCTTGTCCTTGAGGTAATCTCTGCGCCACTTCCACAGGGTGTAGAGCAATGAAGCGGTCAAGACCGCCAAGCCCATAATCTGATGGATGTAACCAACGAGAAGCCCTGCTCCCGTTAAAGACCAAGACGTGATAACGCTATCAGCAGATTCCTTCGTCATCGCTTGCGAATTCAATCGTTGGCAGTTTGTTAATCTCCTCCAATGCCTTGACAATGTTGGTGACCTCAACCAAGTTGAAGCAGCCCTTTGCGATGGCGATATTCAACGCCTCTGCAACTACCTGTAACGCTACTGAATGCTCCATTAAAAAGGCAATGGTGTGTTGACAGGTGCTACGGGTGGGTTGATTAGTGAGTCAATCTGACCTTGTACGCAAGCCTCAAGATTGGCAACGCCATCCTCTCCCAACTCATCCTGAATCCAACCTACAACGATTTCGTTGGTAAGGTCAGCATAAGGGATGAACTCCGCTACTGATTCGGTTGAGAATCGTGCGGTGTTAGATAGGCTTGCGGTGTACTCAACATCAACGCCCACAAGGGTGTAGTTGGCAATCACAACGTAGTCCTGTTGGTCTGCGATTGTTTCGGTGTAGAGGGCATCAACTGCCCAAGTGAAGGTTGTCATTATGCTTTGAGTAAGATTTTGTATGCGGTTCCGTTAATGAATACCGACCAAGTTCTATCCGATGTTACTGCTTCGGTAGTTACTGCGCCATTTACAATAGCAGCAGAACCAAAGCGCATTTGATTGTTTGCGGTTGCCGTATCTCCAACGCCTATCATTGTAACTTGACTAAAGTTACCCGATTGTTGATTTGCACCAATAATAGTAAAATTATTTCCTGTTGTATTTGCAGAGGCGGCACTCCAACCAAAAGCAGTGTTATAGGGGCCTGTATTCAATTTTAAGGCTTGGTAACCAAAAGCAGCCATACCCGTTCCGCTTGTATTGGTCAACCCTGCCTCAAAGCCTACGGCAGTGTTCTCGGAGGCGGTGTTAGCACCTAATGCACCCCGACCTATTGCCGTATTGTTACTTCCTGTTATATTACTAACTAACGTAGCATACCCCATAGCCGTATTACTACTTGCCGTTGTATTTGCAGCCAACGAAAAAGTACCTACTGCCGTGTTTGTAACACCTGTGGTATTTGCGGTTAATGCAGTATCTCCTACTGCTGTATTGTAAATACCCGTACTTGACCGCAACGCTTGGAAGCCGATAGCAGTAATGCCCGTACCACTCGTGTTGAGTGCTGCTGCCTCAAAGCCTACTGCCGTGTTGTTAGAGGCGGTATTGTTTCGCAAAGAACTTACCCCTAATGCAGTATTATTAGCTCCTGTTACGTTAAATAATAAGGCATCACCACCAAGAGCGGAGTTGTTACTACCCGTAGTATTTGAAGTCAACGCTCTGCGCCCAACCGCAACACTATTAATGCCCGTTGTATTTAACAATAATGCCGTATTTCCAACCGCAGTGTTTTCTGCACCCGTAGTATTCGCACTCAAAGCCCTATCGCCTACTGCGGTGTTTTCTGCACCCGTAGTATTCGCATCCAACGCTTCATTACCAAACGCAGTATTAGACGTTACCGCACCTGCACCATAATTGGTCAAAGCCGTGCTTGATACAAGCAAAGGCAAGTCATTGCCCAATCCATCAGACAAACGCTTGAGTGACCCCGTGATGGGGCCGTTATCACCTACCTTGATAAGCGAATCGTAAGTGTCCTGTGGGGTTGTCCCCGTTAAAGTTGTTCCCATAATTAACTATTCCAAGTTGTTGACCAAGTATTCCAAATTTCTACGATTGATTGCCACACCTCTTGCTCGTTGGCGCCGTAAAGGTTAGTTGTCGGGTGACCATAAGACAATGGCTGAACCATACCCCAAGAGATACTATTCGTTGCAGCAGCCTGACCCCAATAGATGTCATTGTTTGCTGCTCCTTGTCCCCAATCGCCTTGTATTCCCATTCTCCTTTAAATAACTTTTGAGCTTGATTATGTTGCTCGGTTTCGGTTTGTAGGTTTGTTTCTTCATACTCCATCAAAGAACCCACGATGCGAAGTTCGCATCAGTATCAGGGTACACATCAGCATTCGAGTTCAAATAGTATTCAGGAAACGTAGCCTGATTGTAGCTCATATAAGTGATGAAGCGGTCGGTGTAGTATTGAGCCAAGTCACGTGCCTTGTTCACCAAGTAGTCAACCTCCAACTTGTCTGCCGTAGTAGAGTTCTCCGAGTTGTGCTTGAAGACACCTCCGTTGGAGATGGTGTACGCTGAGAAGGGGAGATATTCGCACAATGCCCAATGGATTACCATTGGCTGAAGGTAGTCCGTAACCAACGCCAAGTAGGGATTTGCCAACGTACCTGCAATGATGTCATTGCTGATCTTGTCGTAGAGCTTGGTGCCTGTGTAGTTCTGAATGTGGATGTCCTGAGCGATGGAGATGAACTGAATGAACTTGTCGGTGTCGATATTGCCACCGAGCGCAGTATTCCGCACTAAATCTTCACGCTTGATCCAAAGGGCTTTTGCCATTTTATTTATCCGTATTTAAGTGAGCCACGTGATGGCGTATCGATGGGACGCTTCTGAGCCTCATCCCAAGCATTAGGAACGAGCTTGCCTGTGGGAACGCCATCCTTGATAGCCTGCTCCGTGCTGACGAGCTTGTCGTTGTCCAAGCCGTCATTCGGCAGGAACTTGCCTCCTGATCGCTTGCGGAAGTACACCAAACGCCTCCAAGCGTGGTGGCAGAATGCTCCGCCCTTCCATTTCCAAATAGAGTACACGCTTTGTCCTTCAGGTGCAAACTGACCATTGACTCCGCTGAAGCTCATCATATCGATGTCCTCTTTGCGGAATACTACTCCCCCGCTTGCTGCTCCCACCATCTCACGGCAGAACTCACGAGAGTTTGCGCTGATGTTGCGGGTGTAGGCGTAACGGATTTTGTACAGGCCACTATCGAAGGTGCTGCGGTCATCAGCATTGCTGAAGTCCTCAACTGCGAAGTTGTACTGCTTGGCGAGGTGGGCATCCTCATTGTCAGGGTCGTTGACTACCTCGTCAGAAACGAGTTCCCATTCATTTAAATCAACGACCTCACCCTTTCCCCGCAGAGCCTCAATCCACTTGTGTTCTTCTTCGTGGGTGAATTCGGGTGCTTCTTGCTTGAATTTGTGTGATTTCATCTGCGTGATGACGCTTGCAGAGTTACCCGCAAACAACGCCTTTGCGACCTGTGGGTCGAACTGAAGCATCTGCACAAGGAATGTGATTGCTTGGTCGGTGGTCAAGATGCCATCCTTCACGCTCTGCATAATTTGCAGCGAGCTTGCAATCTGCGCTCCGTTGTACGAAGCCTCCTTCTGAATCAGCTCTTCTTGAACCTCAGCGTCAGCAACCGCAGGAGCAGCGATGATGTCAGCCTTGACACCCGTGTTCTCCTCGATGACCTCTGCGCTTTGGATGGCAGGCTCAGTAAACTCAAGCGGCTGAAGCGTTCTGAAGTAGATATTCAGGCGGAGATCGTTGTACGATAGGATCTTGGTCAAACCCTCAAGGATGACCTCTTGCATAGGACGGATGACGATGTTGTCAAACAGGATTGAAGCGGTCTTCAACTCCTCAGCGTTGTTGCCAAGCCCTGAGCTATCCTTGATGCCGAGCAGCATCGGTGAAGTGATGCGGTGGGCAACCATCAGCTTTTGAGTAGCCTCGTCAGACAAGAACTGATATTGGTTGGCAGCGTCCGACAACTGAATGGTGTCGATTGTTGCAGCCAATTCCTTGTTGTCGTTGAACGCCAAGATGAACTTGCCTGAGTTAGATGACCCGCTATACTTTTGGGCAATCTGCATCTCAATCTGCCTGCGTTCTTCTTCGCTTGGTACTCCGTTGTTGAAGTTGATCAAGAGCGATGGACTGAGCGAGTTCTGAATGTTGTTGATGTGGTAGTTCGCAACTTCTTCTTCAAGCTCTGCGTAAGGCAGGCCGCCTTGATAGTCTACGGGCGAGTAGTAGTAGAATCCTGCTCGGTATGGTTTTATGTAAAGGATCTCAATTGCCTCATTGCTGAAACCAAAAGCAGGGATGCGGGTTGGGGTCTCTCTGCGGCTTGCCACCTCAGTCCAATCTTTGGCGTAGTAGTAGGCTTCGATCTCACCCTCGTCATTGCACTTCTCAGCACGGAGCGTCTCGGTAGGGATGTGAGCAACCTCAGCGATGGTGTTGTGGTCACGTGAGTACACCACTTGCAGGGCGCATTGGCCCATCATCTTGTAGTCGGCTACGATCTTGCGAATGGCATCCTTGTTCAAGAGGCCACGCATAGCAGCGTACTCCGCAGGCTTAGAAGCCGAGTCGGTAGCGTCAAGGCCATTGCCGTAGATGAAGTCAACGATGCCGTTGATTAGGGCGTTGTTGGTAGGTGAGCCGTTGTAGCGGTCAATCAAATACTGAAAGTAGTTGTTGTCATCGCCATATTCGACCCATTCCTTGCCCTGCACCTCCCGAATTTCGGGGGTGGTGTAAGAGCTAAAGTTGACAACGTGAACTTTAGATGATGATGAACTCGTTGTCGTAGCTTGTTTCTTCGGTGTAGACATTTTGATTGACCGTGAATTTGTCGTATTCGGTTTGTGAAGTTACGAAAACCCTATCACGATAGATTAGATTTCCCGCATTAAAAACCTTCAAACCATAGAAGCGGTTGTTGACCAACGAGAAAGTGCCTGTAAGGGTCATAAAACCATTCGCAGAGGCCGCAGTCACCGCAGGTGTAGCCGTAGTGTTTGTTGATTCGTCAATCAACTGAATCGTGACGCTCGCAGGGAAGGAGCGTGGAATGATCGTGATTGATTGTGGCGAAGCCGATACTTGAAGAATATGCATCTCAAGTAAATAACCTCCGCTTGTTGAATTGTTGGAAAAAGAAAGAGGGGCCGAAGCCCCTCAATCCATCCATCACTATTCCGATCAATAGCGGAACAAATATACGTTAGGAATTCGTACCTGTGGTAATCGTTACGGTTGCAACACAACCCGCAAAAGGATTGTTTTGAACTGCACCCTCGATGAAGTAAGCAGGAGCCTTCTCCTGACCTTCCAACGTCAAGGTGTAACCGCTAAGATCACCCATAGCAGCACCCGTGACAACGGTTCCACCTGTTACCTCAGCACCATACTGCATACCCATAAAGAAAGCGTTGCCGTTGTAATCTTCTACGATCACTTGGGGGCGGCCATACGCCATCACTTTGAGTTGCTTGTTGTCTTGCTTCGTCAGCTTGGTCAACGAAAGGTTGAGGGTCTGAGTGAAGAAAGTCGTTCCGTTTTCACGGCTTGAGTTGAATGCTTGCTCAAAAGATGAGCTGCCTTTCAAGTCATATTTGTAAACGGTGAACGTACCGCTGATGTCGGTAATTTCATCGTATGTTGCTGATGTTGGAGCGAAGGTGATTGCGCT